ATACAACTCCGCCGGAGGAGTCTTTCCATGGAATAACACCAGTTGGTACAGTTGTTCCTCCTGATAAAGTAACATTTTCAGTATAACTAATGTTACTAGTTGAAGATGCTAATGGTACATAATGATTTGAAGTATTTAAAGTGTTTAGTCTAGAAAATGATCCTAGTACTGGATCGGCCCATGCATTGGCTACACCAGCCCCAGCAACATTAGCTGTCGTTCCTCTCATTACTTCTACTTTGAAATATTCATCATCGTCTTGAAATAATGATGATCCTGCAGGAACAATTTTTCCAGAACCTACAAATTCTATAGCAAATTCTTTATATCCAGATGCAAATGGAGCTTTAAAATATCTAACATATGATCTTGATCCTCCGTCTACATTACCTGAAGAATATGTTGGTTGACCAGAAGGGCCGTGGAATGTTGTGAAAACACCACTATTACCAGCTGATTTTATATCTATTAGTTTAGTTTGAAATTGTACTGCTTGGAGCGCTCCTGCTGTGGTACTAGATAAATCTGCAGATCCATTCCATGTATTAGATGTTGATCCTATACTATTAGCAGAATATGCTTGTCTATAAATTTCTCCTCTAAATGTTTCAACATAAGCTTCGCTAGTTGATCCAGATGTAATTGAGTTATAATAATATCTATTTTCATTTGTAATTGATGGAGCACTTAAAGCAGATCTCAGCAATGGAGTAACTCCTGAACTAAATCCAAATGAACATGCAGCATTTGTAGTGCCGCTTCCTGGTGCATGAAATATGCCTGTGTCTGTAATATCGACAGTTGCTGCAAATGACATTGTCATGTTACTGTCTTCTGTGGTAGTCGGGAAATTTACTACATCTAAATCTGGAAATTTATTTGCAGAAGCTCCAGTCAATGTTGATATTTTACTTCCTTCAATCTTTTTAGTACTAGTATCAATGGTCATGTTGTTTAATCCCATTGTAATAGCCGATGTTGATGATGGATATACATTTTGATATATTCCAGTAAATGATGATGTATATGCTTGAACTACACTAGCTCCAAATCCTGGAGTATAAAATTTAATTCCAGATACAGCATGAACTTTGGATGTGTCAAATCCTTGAGCTGCACTCAATGAAGATGTTATTGGATGAGTTGCATTATCTGTTGCAGCCATGGTTCCTGAAAAATCGTCATGAATCCAATCAAACTTCGCAGCTGTTCTTGCAGGAGCTCCTCCGGCTAATTCATGTCTAACGGTTAGATAGTTATGACCATTTCTCATATCTGCTGCAGCAATTGCATATGTAAATGTTCTATATTCAGCTCCTTCTAGTTTTGCTATTCCGTCACTAAAAAATACACTTTGTGTTGCTGATAATGTTAAGTTAGAACCATTACTAGTTGTGTCTTGTTGTTGATCTACCCCTGCTGCATCAGAACCAGAAAGTGAAGCTGTTAAAAATCTTGCTCCATTTAAATATAATGCCATAACACCAACTTTTCCATCACCTATTGCATATTGATTGTATGATCCATTAGCCCCAGCTGATACGTCAGGATTACCTTTACCTGATCTTGCTGCAATACGATCATTTGCAGAAATTGTGCCTACTGAGGAAGCTCCATATATTCCTTTAAAACCTCCGGTTTCATCATCTGCTACGATAGCCGGTATTCCTGTTGATGCCGTTGCGAATACAACTGTTTGAATACTAGCATAATTAGAGCCTCCATATGTTTGACCAATATTGTCTCCAACATTTGTGTAACCAGATATTGCATGATTATCACCAAAAGATAATTTTCCGGTTTTAGTTCCACTAGCACCAAAACTTAATCCTTTATAATTTGGAGGACTAGTTGGAGCAATTACTTTTAATACTTCATTTATTTGATCGATAGCATTTGCAATTGTCGTGGTAGAAGTGAATGGAAATACACCATCAGTATATGTTCCATCATCTGGTGTTCCTATAGAAGGATAATCAGAAGATCCTCCGCCTCCTCCTCCTCCAGATATTAATTGATGAGATCCAGTAAAGTTTCCAGATGTTGCAGGATTTGCATCTGTTTCGGCAACTAATCTATATAATTTATTATCGTCGGTATTAATATATAAAATACCATCCAATGATCTTCCATATGTTCCAGTTGTTACAGAAGGCAATCCAGAACCACTTATAACTTGTGTTAATGCTTTGTATTCATTACCTGATGGAGTCAGTGATCCTCCAAAGAAAATTGAAGCAGATAAGTGATAATTATCTGAATCAGAAGATCCAGAAGATATATATAATGATCCTGTTGCTACTAGTATTTCACCTCTATGAATTGGTCCGCTAGTATTTAAAGCTTTAATTCCAGATAAACTACCTCTTCTATGCTGAATAATTTGTGACATTGATTAAAATCCTTTTGTTGATTTATTATTTATTATAAATATAAAATTTTTTAGAAAAACCATCATTATGGTATTACTACTTTTGTTGGCGGTGTTGGTAAATCATCATGAAATGATCCAGCATCAAAATTACCTAGTAAATGTCCTTTAGAAGAATCGCTTCTATTTATTCCGCCATCTATTGATAATGATGCACTATTAGGCAATGTACTTCCGGATCCTGAAATTGCTAATGATCCAGTTAATCGCAAATGTTTTGCTAATTGTTTTCCTCTTAATCTTCTAGCCATTTTTATATTTTTTATTTATGGATTTAAAGTCCATCTACCATTTATTATAATTATATCGTTAGAGTCTAATTCGTAGTCTAATTGAGTAGTATTAAAAACAATTGTTTGTGGACTTGTTGTTGTTGGAGTCCATGTATACAAAGCTTTATCTATATACTGTCCGTTGATATAAATATTAAATTCTTTTTTTGTTGCAGCTGCTAATGTTACTGGATTAGTTCCAGCTGCGTCATTAACTGTTACCGTTGTTGCATTCTGTACCGTAGCAGTTTTTTCTTGTAATTGTGTTAAATATTCCATTGTGTTTGCATCTATTACTAATTGGGATCCTCCGCCCGTTCTTGAAATTACTACTCTTCCTCCGCTTATAATTTTAGATTCTACATCTAATAAAGCTTGAGGAACTTCTACTGTTCCAAATATATCTTCATCAACATCAATAACAAATTCCCATACCAATTTTTTTAAAGAGTATTTTTTTTGTACTGTTGATAATCTATATTCTTGTTCTCCTAGCAATGTTCCATTTACCGTTAATGGTGCAGTACATCTTACTAGTCTGTCATTTCCAACTGTATTAACAGTTTCAAAATTCAATGTTCTTATGTGAGTTCTATATTTATTTGATTCATTACCCCAAGCAAATCCGCCATATGGCATAATTTGTTCTACTAGTTCATTCATTTGTGTAGTAAAATCTGTCCACATAAGTAAATCATATTCGACATCTACATATTCTGGAATATTTATCGAAAATAGTTCTGCAGATTGTTCTCGTTGTTTACTAGGAACTGGGTATAATTGATCTATATATGAATTTCTAGGATTATATTGTTGTCGATATATAATGCTATTACCAGAAATAAATCGATTCACATCTAATTTTTTTAATTGATCTCTTTCTTGTAATGAATTTCTTTTTAATATTATTAAAGGAGATTGTAACATTCCTTTTTCATCACGAAGATATCCTAATCTTCTTACACTATCCCATTTTTCTGCGTTTGAATATATAACTGGAACATCTATTAATTCATTTTCTGCCCCGGTGACTTTTGGCTGTATTACATTTTCGATATACCATTTCAACGCAAAATCTATATTATATACAGTTCTTCTAGGTGTTTTAACTAGATCATCATCTCTACGAATTTGTGAAGATCTATCAAATGTTTGATCATCTCTAACAGATTCAGTATTACGAATGTCTGGTTTATCTACCTTTCTATCGATATTATAATTTCTATATCTAGACATTAAAATCCTTTATATGATTGATGATCCCCTGTTGTACCAAATCTCATTTTTCGAATATTAGTTGGGGTTTGTCTTGTTACGTGACTATCACATAAAACAGATACACTATAACCAAATTTATTACCATTAGCCCATGTGTCAGGATTTTTTCCAGCAAAATATTGATTTGCATCTACATTATCTATTTCATAGAATTCATTATCCCATTTAATTATATCTCCAACTTCTGGATAGAAAGATGCTTTTTCTAAAATATCTCTAGATATACCAAATTGTGCTGTTCTTGTATATGAGTGACCATAATCATCCATTTCGCCATTTTTTCCTTCTTTTGTAATTAAAGCAGGAATAAGTATATAATTAAAGTATGTTTTATTAACAGATTCTCCATATATATTTGAATTGGAATCTTCAATTATTAATTTATAGAATTCAATTTCAGTATCAACTATTGCATTTAATAATTCTGCATTAATTGATGCTAAAAATTTTGCATCTCGTTGAGTTCCAAATAATGCCATTTATCCTACGTATATTTTAGTTGGTACTTTCGACAATACTTCATTCATTGCATCATTTTCTGCTTGTTGTCTTGTCATCATACTCTCTTTTGTTAATTTGTCTAGAAATTCTCTTAATTGAGTAATTAATGCTTCTTTTTCTGATTGGCCTTGTGATACTAAATCAGATCCATTTAGTGTTACTTCTGAATTTGGAATTGGTACTGTTGAATATTTACTTCGAACATATCCTAACATTTCTTTTACTAATGCTGATCCATATCTAAATATCCATGATCTACCTACATCGTTTATCTGAGAATATTTTTGGTATGTATATGGAATATTAGATCCGTCTGATACTACGCTATTCATTGCTGCGGTATTTCCAAATAATACAGCTTCATCTGCTTTTTTATCTTCAAAGATAAATTCAAACCAAACGTTTTTATAAAATGGTGTTGCTGCAGTACCAGTTGTTCCAGGAGTTGGATATAATCTTAAATCGTCTCCATGGATTTCAAATGAAAAATGTGATTTTCTAATTCTATCATTAAATTCTATAGTTTGTATTCTTAATAAATCTTGATGTAATGGCATTAACATAAAATTTACAGAAGGAGAAAATCCTCCAAAATCAAATGCATCCATTAAATTTTGTGAACCTAATCCTGTTCCAACAAATGGATCGAAATATCTAATAATAGCTGGAGGGACTGTGTGTAATACTCTTTTTATTTCTATAGAACTAGTATTAGTTAATTCAATTCCTAAACTTTTAGACACAGCTGCTCTTATACTATATGTTTGTTGACCTGGCTTTACATCTAGAGATGCAGAAAACCATTTTAAATTTCCTCCCGAATCTGCTTCGGTACCATATGTTTTTGATAATTTAGTAATATAAGATAAGGATCCTCCAATTAATGTATCAGAAAATGAATTATCTGTTAAGAAACTAGATCCAGTATTTATACCTAATGTATTTAATAAATTGTTTGCAATATTAACTTGATTAACTTGATTTGAATATTCTATAACTGCAGATTCAAATGCATTATAAAAATTTATATCTATTAATTCAACATCCATTATTGGATATCCAACGTTTTGTGCAGCGTGTTTTGAAAAACTGTCTGCATGTGTTTGAAACATTGTATCATTATCAAAGAATCCAAATGGAGTAGATCCTGTAGTAAACGAAGAGCTACCAGGCCATATGGGTTTATTTACACTGTAATCTGCCATTAATAATCCTTATTCTAATTTTGTTAGTGTACTATTTAATAATTGCATTTGTTCTAACGTTTCAATTTTTCTTGTGCTTAATTGTTGAATTGCTTGAAATGTTTTTTTAGCTGAATATGGAGATAAAACTTTCATTGTTATTAATTCAGCTCCTTTTCCTAGATCCTGTTCTATATGAACCATTAATACCATACGTATAGCTCGTATTCTATCTAAAACATCAACTAAATTACCTTTATATCTTATTCTTGCTTGTATTGAATATTTTGTTCTTGGGGCTGCCATAGTACTTCTTTTATTATAAATATAAAAACAGTAAGAAAGGGATGACGAATCATCCCTCTCTTTGTTTAAATTAATTTAATAATTAACTATTAAATAGAATTTAATCCAGCAACATATACTTTACCATAGAATTCTGGTCTTACCATTTTCTTAGCATATCTTGTCATTACACCTTTTCTTGGGGTGAAGTTAACAGGATCGTATACAAGTGGAGTCATGATTAGAGGTACATATGGAGCATATACTGCACCAGTTTCAAGGAATTGAGCTCCTCTATATCCCATAAGGATTACGTTCTCTTTCATGTATGGGTTTTTATATACTGTGTATCTATTATTGATTGCACCAATTTTTTGAACACCAGCAGCAAATTCCATTTTGTTACCGTCTGTGTCAGCAGCAAATCCAGGAATAGATTCTAGGATAGTTGCAACAGCAGGACTAGTTACTAAGAAATTAGCACCACCTCTTAATGTTTTTTGGTGAATTTTGTTAGATACTTTTTGAAGCTTAGTTCCTAAAGTTTGGAACCACTCTCCTTGCGTATTATAATATCCGCCTCCGGCTACATCTCTTCCAACAAATTTATTGTTAGCAGCATCAAAGAATTGATTTGATACAGCTGACCAATATTCTGTTGTTACAGCGCCGTTAATTAACATATCTAAGATTTCAAGATCGATTTCCATTGATACATATTCACTTAACATTGAAGTTAATTCAGCTTCAGCGTCAATTGAGTGATATGCATTTAAATCTTGAGCAAATTCAGGAGTCCAAACAGCCTTTAACTTTCTTGTCTTAGCTACTATAGGATCTGATTGCATTTCAAGATTTACTTCTGGAATATCAATATCAGTACCTTGATTGATTCCGTTAGCACCAGAACCTTTGAAAGGATCTGAATCTTCAAAATCGCCTCTAGATATATCAGATGGTTGAGCACTATATTTTATAATATAATCACCAGCAACAGGGTCTAAACTATTTGATCCTGTAATTACGAAATTAACATGTGTTTTAGCATCATTTAATCTTGTAAATGCACTTACTTGATTAACAGTACCACCTGAACCAGTTGAAATAATAAATGATCTTACTGCAGTAGTATCTGATCCAGATAATGATGATAATGGTATGCTAACAACCGTATGTGGATTAGCAGCTAATATATCAGTGTATGCAGAATCATAATTTACAGATGAAGATGTTGCAGTCGCAACAGTACCTGAAGCAGTTACTGCTATTTCATTGATTGAATATCCAAATCTACCAGCACCATAAAGACCACCTGATGGGTCATTTTCTGTGGTAGTTACACCAAACATAGAATCGTCTGCATTTGGCGATCCAAATGGATCTCCTGTTTTTAATTTATCGTCTTGTGCGAATCCAGGTTGAGCTGTACCATATTTGAAATCCAAATAAAATACTAGTCCTGATGGCAAATTCATTGGTTGTACAGAAACAAATTCTTTTGCTGCAAATTCAGCAAAGATTCTT